CCATTTTACGGTTAGTTTTTGCATATAGATTCCAATAACAAAGTTATCTTTCGTGCGCGTCGTTCGTCAGTAAGTATTAAAACTCTTCCGTCTCGCAATAGAATGCAACCAGGATATTGGTCATGTCCACAACAAGAACCTCGCATATCAATACCCGCATTTTGCAAAGCAGCAACAAGATCAGCAATGCAGTTATCGATCTTAACTAGTTTCCATCTATCCATACCTGTAAATGATTGCTCGGCCGGTATCTTAATTTGTATCCCCAACCATGTTCCCCATTCACACATTGTTATTACAATCCTTACAATCACTTCTCTTAATAAATTGTCTAACTTCCGTGACCCGTTTTTTGCGCATTTTCTAGGCGTTTTCCACTACATGTTGTATAGTCTAGGCTGGGCACACTACCTGTTGTGATTTGGCTGTCCAATATTGTCCAACTTGTGTTACAATTAGACTACATCTTATACGTCTCCTGGAAAACGCTTCTTAGAAACTATCTCAGAGCGTGTTTTTTCTACCACTTGTAGTATACTCAATGTGCTGCATACTACATATTGTGGTTTGGCCTCATTTTGCCCACATTTTGGTTGCGCCTTTTAGAATTGGTAAAAACTGTTCACGTTCACGTCCTGGTCTGTTGCGCCGCGCTGTCTCCAATCCACCTGCCAAGATGCGCCGTCGCTCTAGGCCAGACAATGCCAAAGCACGCTTCGTGACCTCGATGATTGAGCCGCTCGTGTAAATCGGCTGTAGGCAATTGTAGCGGTCGGTAACAAGTTCACGATTGCCGATGCAGTCAGGACAGACCACGAGCGCGCCCGAGCACATAGCCTCTAATGCCGGCAGATAAAAACCTTCCTTGCGCTTCGGCAAACCAACCACTACCCGAGAGCGCCGCATCAGGGCAAACAGCTTTTGACGTGGTATGAATTGCGTCAAAATCTTGGCTTGCGGTACAGCCCGCCCAATCCTCCGCGCCAATATTTTCATCTTGTGACCTATCACCAAAACTGGAATATCCCGCTTGCCACCCTGAAAAATCGGTGTATCCACACTCGGATTGATGACGAACATTGGCCCATTGACCCGTGACTTCACGATATCCCTGATCTGAGTTGACATACAAATGCGAATCGCCTTGCGGCCTAGAAACTTGCTCCTCGGCGGCTGGGTATGTTGCACGCCTTGTATCAGATTAATAATCGGAATCCGAGATGGAACGCGACCTACCATGTTCCAATTCACGCCGCCCAACATAAGGATGTCAACTTGTGACCAATCGAGTTTTGGCAACATTGGCTCGCCGCGCCACGGGTTGTCGGCACGGCCGGCATTGCCTTTGAAAAATAACAGCGGCTCGAAACCTGGAGCTTTTTTAACGTGCTGATAATAATGCCAATGCCGAACGTGGCCACCAAAGAGCCTTGTGAAACGCTGGACGGAAAGAACTTTTTTACTCATCCCATCCCAAATCGCGCCCAAGCAATTTGTAAAGTTCCTTATTGTACGGCTCAAAATAGTCCATCAAATAATCATAAGTGCCAGTGTACAGCCGGTAGCGCTGTTTCTGATACACTCCATATTCGCTCTGTTCAAACGGTTTCAATTTCAGAAACTCGAAAACTTTTGCCATTTCGCATTGTGGATTATCGAACAGGTCTTCGCTCTTGAGAATCAAGATTCGCTTTCTCGGGAAATGTTTGAACCATCGCTGTAGTTGTTCCGCATAGCGGCCACGTGCTTTGTACGACCACTCGATCCACTCCCGCTTGGAGGCGCTATCTCTGCGCACGTCTTCAGCGTCGAGCGCGCGTCTAAACGTCAACGGCTCAGTCCCGCGACTCTGGTTGTGATAATATTGGCTATAGGCCCGCCTCGCTGGATTACGCAATATCGCAATCAGTCTCACGTGAGGCGCGTGTTCTGCAATCCGCCCAGGTACAACTGGATCAAAGATATAATTCGGCGAACTCTCGCCAGCGATAAAACCTGTGCCGCGCGTCCTCGGAAAATGCAGACGATACCACTCAAAACCTTTGTGATATTCCAAATCGAAAAAATGAATCTCACGCGATTCATATTTGTACCGCTTCACATCTGGATGAGCACAAATATACTCGTAGAGTGATGTCGTGCCACAACGCTGTGCGCCAATTATGATAAAGTTTCTAGGTGTCATTTTGACTTAAACCCTCCCAGGTGGCGAAGGCGAAAATGAAGGCGAATCTGCAAAAAAGGCCAGCGCAAAAATCGCTTTAGTGACGACCAGTTACGAGGATGAAAAGCAGACGCTATACTTGTCTGTCCTATCCGTTTCCAAACGAAGCTGTCAGAACGCACTTTAGGATAAATCATTTCTTTTCCTTTCTGTGTTTTGTGTACCAAATCTGTGTTTTGTGTACCAAAACGCCGGATTGAGTTTGCCCGGAAATGACCTGAGCCCCGCCCGTCCTGGTATCTGTTTCCATTTTATGCCGAGTTTCCAGCAAACGTAGGGCAAACTTACCTGATCCCTGATACTATGCTGCTCCAACTCGGCCCACCATGTTTCGTTTAGCATTTTTATCCGCTCTGTATTGCGGCGGATGACACATTTGGTTTCTGGCAAGCCCCAGTAGTGCGGCATTTTGGCCTGTCTGTAGGCTGCAATCTGTGCCCGCAATTCGCTTTTGTTTCCCTTACCTTTTTCTAGGCAAAATTCAGCCTCGCGATACAGGCAATTTCGGTCTGTATGTGTGAACGTCGCAAAATCTGCATCGCCAAGCCAACGCTTGACTGCCTGTTTTGCTGAAATCAATAGCCTGATATTGCCGTCCAGCCAGATTGTCACATCTGCATCTGGAAAATATTCGTGTACTAGCACTTTGCAACGCCGCGCTGTTTTCCTGAAACCAAGTTTCGGTTTGATGATGCGCAATTGCCACTGCGGTTGGTGGATAGCGTGAAACTTCTCTGAGCCAAGAGCAATGCTGGGCCAATCCTCAGTGAGTTGTTGTGTCCAATAGCCACGTTCCAACCGCTGCTTGTCGCTGAAACAGATATATTGTGTGCCGTCCATTGCCACTGGCAACGGTGGCCAAAGTGGATCGATTTCGCCGAAAATGGCAGTGTAGACAACGATTTTCATTCCACCTTAGTTTCCATTAACTTTTTTATCATAGTCTGGGCATAAAGCATATCACCCTTAGATACCTTGGTTACGTTCACACCTCCCTGTAACCGCCAACCCCGCACTAAATTCTCCAAAATTTTAGTTCTGAACCGCTTCTGTCCACGCTCAAACTCATAATCACTAATTACAATTGTTACTACCTTGTAATCAATCATTTTCCCCTTCGCCGTCTCTTTCTGTATAATGCTTGATCGCGTCTTTTCCAAGCGCTCTGCAATTTGCTGCCATGCTTTCTGTGCTTTAGGAAAACGTCCTTGCACCAAACTACCTGGAATCCTGCTTTTCTGGTCTGATCACAATACCAGGAATCGCTGGCGTAATGTATAAAAGTTTCGTCCAGCAAGCCAATTTTGTTTATCAATTTACGCTTGATGACCACACACCAAAATGGCAGATGCCGGACCATCTGGAGACCCTGCATACCCAGCACGCCGCCGCGCATCGGGGAGGTGTTACTACCCCCACCTGGTCCTATCAGGCCAAATTTCGACTTGCTGTGAAGCGCACGTCGTAGCGTCGCCAGCCAGCCATGATAGAATTGTAAAATGTCGTCGTTGAGCAGGCAGATGTCAGCCTCTTTGCCAGCCAATTTGATGCCACGATTGCACGTTTTTGTGAAGCCGGTTCGCTTTGGATCGTGTGAGACAATGAGTTTCGCTGGACAGCCTGCCGTAGCTAGAGCAATTTTGCCGATAGATTTGCCGCGTTTCATGTCCAGAGTTGGAATGATGATAGCAATACTCACGACCGCCTACATGCGCCAATTCGATGCTGCACGATTGCACCGCCATTATATGGCCTGCCGAGCAAACACAATGTGACGGGATTTCTGGACAACGCCCGCAAAAGTGCTCCCTGGTCTTTGTCCTTAAATCGCTTCCATTCCTCGCGCCAGGCTGCAAAAAGTCTCTTTATCGGCTCTGTTTTCCTAAACCACATGACACCAGTATTGAGTTGCAGCGCATCGGGTATTTCCAATTGCGTCGCCAACCTGTCGATCTCGCTCAAATGGCCTAGAGCCTTGTCGTCTTGCGAGATACTCGGTATCATCACCAATTCCCAATTCGCATCTAGTAACTTAAAGCCTATGTCCAACTTGTCACGTATCCTGGTATCCGCGTCAAGAAAAAGTGTCTGGCTGTACGGTGAAAGCACATCCAAGTTCGTCTTGGCCCACCGGCCGGGCGATAAAGCGCCCACATGCTCTGCCCTCTGGATGTGACCCACACGTCTCATGTTTGTAATTTTCTTGTCACCAATTATCGAGATAGGCCAATCGTGGTGCTGTCGCAGAGACTTGATGCTATCTCTGGCCTCACGCATTGCGCCGGAACCATAGGCAACATAGACAACACCGTTCACCGTATCCCCACCCAGCCCACCGGCAGCGTACACATCGGCACAGGATTAGCGTAAAACGCTCTCAAAAACGCGTGATGCACATCTGCACCGTCTTCGACCTCATTCCACCACGCTGAGATGATACGCCGCGTCGCGGCAGTCCTGCGCACCCACATTGCGTAAACGTTAAAAATCGGTATTCTTAGATCGCTTATCACATTTTTAGTCTTTTCTCTCTCAGCCTCACTTCCAAAGGTCGTTGCCTCTGGCCCAAAGAGCATCGCAGCGATCTCCCAGGCTGCATATCCTGGCCGCGTTGCCTCGATGCGTGAGAAGCCAACCAGCGCCTGCTTCGGCAACAAGACAATTTTCTCCGTCCACCAAAGCAGGTTGCGCTCGAAAAGCAATTCAGGCGCACGTCCAAATTTGACTTTCAAAAGTGGATACCTTTTTCTGAGTGATAGTGTTCGCCTCGGAGCACCGATAGCAAACACACCTGCATTTTTCAGGTTGCCCGCTATGGCCTCTGCCTTATCAAGCCCTGGGATCTCGGCGATGCCTTGCGCGATCCACTTTTCGGCTGTCTGGCGACCGATTTTGATCCAGTCGCCTTTGCTTTTTAGAACTATGCGACCGGCTTCAGGTATTCGTTGTGGTATGATCAGTCTAATGTACATAATGATTGCTGGCGGGAGGTAGTCCAACGAGGTGCTACCCCCCGCGCACAGAAAGGAGAAAACGAAACGCTAAGGCACGATCTCCTGCCAAGCCGTCACCGGCACAGGCGGAAATCGCGGCTCAAAGCCGAAAACGTATAAGCTGTAGGTGTAAGCAGCAACCCCAACCGTTACCTCGACGTTGATCCAGTCGAAATCGTTGGCAACGTTCATCTCCTCGGTTCGGAGTTCGATAGCCACGATGCTGCCAGCACCAGCAGCCACAATCGTAGCAATCGATTTGCCTGCGATATTCACTGTGCCAGCACCAGCTGCAGTGGTGGCTTCCTCGACATCGACATCGATCGTGGAGGCACCGGCCGGCTCGCCGACGTGCAGGAGCACGATGATCCGGTGGTAGTTGCCGACGAAGACAAAGCCAGAATTGTGTACACCAACCACGCCGTTTGCGGCCTGCGGCGAGATGTTTGCGAGTGGTTCAAACCACTCGGTGAATCTTTGTGTATAACTCATTTTATCTACTCCTCTAGGTCGCCACGTCGCCGAGAATGACAAACGGGCTAACGTCGGTCACGCCATCGGCCAGGCGGATTGGCTGAGAAAGCGCCGGTTGGCCATCGATGCGATGGACAGCGCGCCAGGATGTGATGTCATGGCGAAAACGGAAGATGTTGGTGCTATCGATGGTTATTTGTTGGCGATCCCCGATGTAATAATCGGGCCAGTTCGCCAATAAAATATCTCCTTGGATACCCAACAACGGAAGCTTTTCTGTGTAGAAGATGGGGAAGCCCATCAGCGTCGCAGGCATTCCCTCCCGCGCGTTCGGAATGAAGATGTAGGAAGGATTGAGCGCAGGGCCATTTAGTTGCAATAGCGTCGCCAGCGCGCTTCTGGCGATGTGCCACACCGGCTGACTGCCGATGTGATGCATCAACATGCGCATGATGTCGGAAACGCCGATGGTTCCTGCCACAGCACGCGGCTCGATGTGAGTTGCACCCGCGTTCAGGACACCAAGAGGCTGCCCTGCACCAGTGCCGCGTAGGAAAGTCCATTCCTCTTCCCAGCGGATCGCGCCGCCGAAAAGCCGCGTTATGAGAGTCGCCAAAGCGATAGCCGAATCGTCCAGAAGCTCATCACTCAATTCGGTATAGCATACGAGTTTATGAGCAACGAGGTCAATCTGCCGGAATTCTGGCTCGGTCTCGGCTTTTTGCGTCGCTTCCTCAGTCCAACTCGCTATGACGCCACCATATTGCCGCGTCGATCCCGCCGCTGTGCCAGTTTGATCTAACGCCGGAACGAGGATTTGCCGACGCCGCATGGGGATGATAGTCGCCCGCTGCCGGATCGGGTTGTCCTCATATTCAGTGCTCAGAAGCTCGGCACGAAATTCAACGGGTACGAGAAAGCCACCCGATGCGCCGACATTTTCCACCAGCACTTTGGTTTCAGGTGAAGCTTGACCGGCTTTGTGCAACCACTCGACGCGCTCCTCTTTGTCGTCAGCATCAGCCGGTCGACTCTTGAGATGGCTCATTCGCAACCGCCCGGTTGCCATAGCGGTGTGGATCAGATCAGGCCGAGTCAGATGCACTTTCTGCAACCATTGACCGAAAGTAGCAAAGTTTCCGTCACGCTGTTGGATCGCCTGCCGTGCCTTGTCTTTCTCAGCGCCTTCGATCAGTTTCAGGTCGAGAACAGCCGATTTGAGTTCGACAAGTTTGTCGGCCTGGCTCTTCAGAGCACAAGCCGCCTCGAATTTTTCTTTTGCCGTAGCCTTGTCCTCGGCGCTCGCCTCGGTATTTTCCCAAATTGCTTGGGCCTCACCGAACAGCACCACAGACTTGGCACGCATTTCTTTGTAATCCACTTTAACCTCCAAGTTCTTGCAAATGTCTCCTAACTTTCTTTAGCATTTCCTCAGAGGTGGGTGCATCTTGTTGCGGCCCGGCCTGTTCTTGGTCGTGCTTATCTGGCGCGGCCTGTTCGACAGGTGCGCTTTGTCCAACTGGGATAAAGGCCATCGTGACCTCTAACCAACTTGATTGATTCGAGAAATTTATATCGTTACCTTCGTCAATAGTGTAGCTAATTTTCCACAATCGTCTGCCATGTATACCTATTTGCTCGACGATTAAAAATTCATCCCACGCCTGTTTTACCCAATATACGTTGGACGTGCCATGATTTGGATTGTGGGTATCGGGAAATTGCGCATAGAACGCCATGCAAACATCTTCTGCACGCTGATTGAGATTAATAGTCTTATTCTCCACAGGCCTTGCCGAAACTTTGTCCCACGGTGGCACGATGCTGTCATCGTCGAACTCACGCCGCATCTTAGTATAATACGTCGTCATTCTAGAGCGCACGCCATCCTTGTCTGACGATGGAATGTCAGTCGCATCGAGGCGCTGCGCACCTGCAAAAATGCCGCGAGGTATAGCAGTCAACTTACCATCGATCACGTCTGCGAATGGCAATTTGTAGCTGCCAAAATTGTCAGATGCATCGCCGTCAAACCAAAAGAATGCTTTGCGGTAAGCAACACTTGGTTCTTCCTCTGAGCCAGTGAAGGCCCGCACGCGCCCACGCGCCTGAGATGCCGACCATGCGCGCGCACGAGGTGCCAGCGGTAAATTGGTTGCGCCCGAAACGCCTTTGTCGTCTTTCGCGCTCAGCGTTGTCGTCGCCGTATTCATAGCAAAAAGTACCGGCGAAATCTCGTAGAGTTTCACAGTGCGCAAGTTTCTGACACTGATTTCTTTGCCATCTTTGACCACGGTTGAAAAATCGGTGTCCAAAGCATCGTAACCGAAGCTCCATTTGGTGATAGCCTTCTCACGCAATCTGATAAATACGCCTTTACCTTCCGGCGTGTCCATTAGCATTTGAATACTGGCAAATGCGCCGCCTGTCGTATCAGGATGCGTCGCCAGAAGCTCGGCTGGTAGCTCCTCACGACTCACTTCCTTGAAAAACAGAGGCTTGCCGATAGCGCGCATCACGCTATCGGTCTGGTGATTGTCGAGCACGAGCACCTCCAAGCCGCGTTCTGCAAATGTTTTCGTAAAACTGCCTGGATGCAGCACGTCCGCGCCGTCGTCCACGTTGCCAAAAACCGCAAAGACCGCCTCGATGATGCCTTGTTCCGCATCGGCTTTGGTGATGTATCCTGAAAAAGTTTTGCGT